GGGTGGCTTTGAAGATCGTTTTTCCGCTCTTGGTTTGGATGGCCTTGGCGTTGCTCACATCGGCAACGACGGCACCCTTGACATACTCACCGGGATTAACTGACAGGATGTTATTCATTTGCGTTTAGTTATGGTTGCTGACAAAAATGAAGCTATTTGGTGGTCTATCCCTATTCTGATTACATCTCTGTATCATATGCTCGCGTTCTTGCGTACTTTTGACACGCAGAAACGCGAATTTCCCCTTCTTTCTAGGGAATTAGAACGATAGAGCGAAGACACCACACGCTCCACAGTTCTCTTGTTCATATGCAAAGACTGTGCGATATAGCCATCACTCCCGAAGTAGCCCTCCGGGAATGACGCGATGAAAGCTAATACCATCCGCTCGGCGTGAGACAGGTCTTGCCGTTCAAGGATGTCCGAGTGAATCCAGAGGCCATTCATGGGTGTGGATCGTCAAGGAGTGGATCGCGGCGACCGTGCAGCAACTCGTGCTGATGGTCGAGGAACTGAAGAAGTTCCCGGCGGCGAAGCATCACCTTCTCGTACCGCTCAGATGGGGATAGGCTCCCTCTAGTGAGGAAAGCCATCGCGCTAAGTTCGTAAACAATAGCGCGAGCGTCTTCGATGTTAAGGCTCATGTTTTTCTTTCTTTGTTGGCAACAGGACAACCACCTAAGCCCCCGCATGGGAGCCACTTGCACCCGTGTGCTCGCCCGAAAGGGCGGTGGTCTTTCCCTGTTAGCCCTGAACGTGTTTCACTTTCCAAATACCATCCACAGGGTCAAGATAAATCTCGCCCGAAATCATTTCATTCGCGCAACGGTTGAGGGTCGCGGTGCTGATTCCTGCTCGCTCGCCATAGCTCTTGCGTCCGACGTAGCCCTTGGTTGCGGCACGGGCTAAGGCATATTCATGCACGACGGCACAGGCTTCCTGAGTGATGCGCGGCATTCCTTCGCGCCATTTGTCGCGCCTCATCATGCCCTTGCCGAAGCCGCTACTGATGCGGGTTCTGGTGAAGATTGGGGCGCGGGTGCGCTTGTCGGCGGAGGCCATTAGCTTGGCCTCTTCTTCTTCCATGCGCCGCACCTTTTCCTGCATCTTTTCCCAAAAGCGAACCGCTGACGATATTTTGTCATTCATTGTTATTTCATTGCATTAACTACCTTTTGACCGTAGCGCAAAGTTGCGCGTTTATTGGCTCCTGACGGCCCCCCATTGTGCACGCGGGCTAGGCTAAATGCGTCGCCCCGCTCCCATGCGTTGCGAGCATAACGGCGCAAATAGGCGGTTACAACGCGGCGGGAATAAGCTAAATCAGCGCATTGCGAATATGTCCCCGGAACACCAGAGTCTTTCCAGTACGCACGGTGGATTTGCAAAGGGCCAAGGGCGGCCCCATTGTCGCCTTTAATGGGTCCGAGGCGGCCCGAGGTTTCAACGTGATGCAAAGCCCGCCAAAACGATTCAGGCGGCGCGGAATAGGCGGGCAGGGCTAACAACAGGGCAAGGAATGTCTTTTTCATTGTGTCGAAACTGTTTCCCAAATGCTTTCAGCGAGCCGATTCTTTTCGCCGTAAGACAAAGAATCAATCCCAAGTCTTTTTTCATCTATTGAGCAAGTTGAGTATTGATAGCGAATCTGCCCATACTCTTTTTTTGAACACGAGACAAAATAGCAATAGGTCGACCGATTGGCTACAAGGAACGCGAAAGGATCGCCACTAGGCTTACAAAACAAAACGCCATTGCGCTTTATTTTGTAAATGCCCGATGCCGTACCTTCGGGATTGAATAAAGACTCAACGAGAGCTGAACCTGAAGGCGCAAATTTAACGCCATTAACCGATATTGTGCAATTTGTTTTCATTGTGTTTCTATGGTTAAACTCTTTCCGCTTGAACCTGAGAAACGACCTCAAAAAATGAAGGCTCTTCGGCCTCTGGACCGTTCTCCGATTGGTAGCGATAATAAACCCGGACCTGCTCCGCGAGCAGGTCCGTGATGCGTGCGGTTTCAGTTGTTCCGTCCGAATAGTGGAGCGTGCAATGGTTGCCCGTGAATTGCGCGTAAACAACCCCAGTCATTAACGACTGAGCAAACGGCGGAGTGATAACGATATTTTTTTGCATTGTGTTTTTATGGTTGAACCGGGAATCCCGGCACCCCAAAACCCCGCCGCCAATTAAGGCAAGCAGGGCAAGGGGTTGGGTTAAGTGTGGCTTAGAAACTCTGGACAATAACTTGCGGGTAGCCGTGAACCTCAATGACAGAGGTTTGCTCCTGTAGCCACGCCAAGGGACTCGCCCCATGCTCCGGCGTCCATCCGTACTCCCGCGCCGCATCCTCTGCGGTGTCATATTCCGCGAAGTCGCAACAAAGGGCGATAACGTCTAATTCGTACTCGTCCCCTGTTTCCTGTTCAAGCTCTTCCAAATAGTCGAAGAGGGCAGAGAGTCCAGCCCGCGAGAACTGGTTTGCGCGATCCATGCGGCGGAAAGCATCCGCGAAGCTGTAGAAGTTGACGGTGGTTTTCATTTGTGTATGTCCTTTCTTTTTGTTTATGGTTTGCGTTAGTTAGTAAAGCTCTTTGGACTTTTCAATGAGCAACTTTCTGGCAGAAGCCAAAATCGTATCTTTGTATTCCCTCGCGCTGGTTACGATACGTTCCGCCTTAATCTCCGCCGTTGCCCGCTCTTGTTTCGCCGCTTCCAAGGCAAATAAAGCCTCGTCTCTAATGTTGCGCAGGGACAGACAGGGAGTGATATCGTTTTTAATGTCTTGCTCCAATTCCGGCAAAGCCTCAGCAAGCACGGGGCCGAAATAACTGTTCTCCCCGAGCTTGGCGGCGAATTCACGGATGATAGCAATTTCTTGTTCTTTAGTCATGATGTGTTTTTGTTTATGGTTTGCGTTTAAGAAGTTGCACGCGCTACTTCCGTTGAAGTTGTCCCGTTATAACAGCAGCGATATGTAAGCCCGAACCGCCCTTGTTCTCGCCATTGACGCACTTGATCATTAATCCATGCCGTACCCTCTTCTGCGGTGGCGAAAGCGCGGACGAATTGTCCGTTATGGTTATAGCAGTAGTAATCTCTCATGGTGCATATTTGTTTATGGTTTGCGTTAGTTCTTATCTGCAAAGTCTTGGCAATCTGAAACGAAGGCCAAGCCTTCGGGGCCGTCCATCCAATCCGGCGCGCCCACTAAATCGCCGTTGCGTTCAAATTCAACAAAGCCCCGCTTTTCGGGAAGACAAGAGCAAGGCCATTGAGCATTAAAGGCGGCAACGTCCGCCGCGCTGAAAGAAACCTGAGTGATGCAACCTAACTTGCGAACTTTCATTTGTGTATTTGTTTATGGTTTGCGTTAAGAAACGTAGATAATCCGAACAAGGGGAATGTCGGCTCCGGAAGTCAAGCGAACGTATTTCTTCCCGGTAGCCATAAGCAAGGCACCGTCTTTCGAGAGCTTGAACAGGTCGCGCCCAGCTTTGCGCCACTTGGCAAAGGCCGCTTGCGTTATGCGCGTTGCCTTTAAGTGAGTGCAAACGTAGACTTCCTTCCCGTCAACCTCCGCTTGGCGAATCTTCGATAGGTAGGTTTCTGCAGTTGTCATGTCTCTTTCTGTTTTGTTTTTTGCCTCGGCTTTCTGCCTTGGCTATAGAAGAGAATGCGCACTCTTCTGGATGATGCAAGAACTATTTTGAGTCTTTTCTAAAGTTCTCCTAATTTGCAATAAGCCAATCCGCGCAACCTAAATCCGCGCAACCAAAGGCTCCCCTAGTTAGAAGAGACAAGAGAGAGAGAGAGAGACAGGGAAACCTAGTGGTCACCTTATGGCAAAGCAAGGGCAGTTGCCTTCCCCATGCGTCAGGCGTCAGACACTCGGTGCAATCCTCGTGCAATCCTTTCTCCCCCCATAGGGCAACTCCCTTTCAAACGCGAGGGTAGTGCAGGCGCGGTTTGATTGCTTTTGTGTCTGGTTGCGTTAGTTATTGCACCACATTTACAATCGCCAGCCATTTGCAGCAGGGGGGGGGAGGGGGTCGCACCGTCGGTGCCCGTCTGTATCTCGATAGGTCAACAAGGCGTTTTTAAAAATTCTGAAAATGGGGAGCCACCGTACTGAGCAAGTGGTGGGAGTGGGTGCAATGTGGTGGGTAGACAAGGTGTGACAGAATGTCTCACTTAGGGATGGTTGGTTTTTAAAAAATCTTGCAAATAGGTCTTGACGACTACTTAGCACTACCTGTAGAACATTTGCATGGGCAAGAAGTCTAAGGCTATTGTGGAGAGCGTGGGGGAGGCGCAAGCCAACCTCAACCACCGTTACATAGAGAAGCGTAAGCCTAAGGAGGCGGCGTTAGCGTTGGATATGCTGGCTAATGGGGAGACGTATGCGAAGGTGATGGAGGAGACGGGTATAGGGTTTGTGGCACTATCGGCTTTGAGGGCGCGGCATGAGCGTGCTTTGGATGTAAGGCGCAAGGAGCTTGCGTTAGATGGCTTTGAGATGGCGGAGAGGATGCGGGCGTTGGTGGCGAAGAAGACAGAGATGTTGATGGAGGATGATGAGGCGTTGATGAAGACGCCGCTTAAAGACTTAACGCTAAGCTATGGCATTAGTGTGGACAAGGGCTTGCAGGCTCTTGGGGAGCAGAAGGTGGTGGTGGAGCATAGGACGGGGAAGCCGTCGCTTGCTGACGCTATGAAGGCTATTGAGGAGGCTAGAGCAGCTTTACGGAATGACACCATTGCAATACTCACGACCCCTGTTGAGCGAGTGGAGTCCGTCATTGAAGTGGACGGCGACGATGACGAAGGAGGGGACAATAGCGTGGTGGAGTCCCGAGTTGAGGGTTAAGGTGGTATATGTCCCTAGTCAAAATTGAGTTCTGTAAAGCCGATAGCCCCTACTTGGGCATCACGCTTCTTAAGCGAGAGGTTTATGACCGCTCTAGCTATTGGTGGTTTGGCATAGGCTTCTGGTGGTTTCGGCTGTCTTTTAGAACAAAGCACAAGTCTGTATGTCCCTAGTCTGGAAGCAGCACCCAATACTGACGCCTCCTACGATGGAGGAGATGGCGCGGATGGACCCCAAGCAGTTGGTTCAACTGTGGGGTGTCTACCATGAGGCCATTGAGAACGCTGAGCGTGATCCCTATCGGTATGGGTTTAAGCTGGTGAATTGGGGCGAGGCGGAGGATCTACTGTCTAAGAAGAACGAGATTCTTGTAAGTGGTGGTAATCGTTCGTCTAAAACGAGTTGGGCTGCTCATGCGGTGGTGAAGGCAGCGATTGAGAACGTGGGGGCGGTTATAATGTGTTTCGCCCAAAATGCTGACGTTTCCATCAGACAGCAGCAGTCCGCGATCTACGATGCGCTTCCCGAGGAGCTTAAGCGCAAAACTCTTGGTACTGAGGAGAATGTCTCCTACACGCGAAAGAATGGCTTTAGCAAGTCGAGCCTCATCCTGCCGGGGAGCAAGAGCCACATCATCTTCAAGACCTACTCCCAGTTCCTAAATAACGACACCATCCTTGAGGGTGCGGAGTTGGGTAGCCGGGAGGCTAAGTGGATTAACATTGGTACTTGGTGCGACGAGTACCTAATTGGCCCTGAGCTTCTGGCTACGCTGAGGTTCCGTCTGGCTACGCGCAACGCCAAGATGATTGTGACGTTCACCCCTATTGATGGGTATACGGAAGTGGTCCGTGACTATCTAGAGGGTGCGCGGACGTTGGAGTGGAAAGAGGCTGAGCTACTCAACCACCGGAAGGTTCCGTTCCTACAGGAGAGCAAGAACCGCAATGCGGGCATCATCTACTTCCATTCCCGCGACAATCCCTTTGGCGGGTACGAGCGTATTGCTGAGGATCTAAAGAATCGTCCCGAGGACGAGATTCTATGCCGTGCCTACGGCGTTCCGACGAAGAGCAAGAGTACCCAGTTCCCCAACTTCTCGGTAGAGGTGAACGTCGTACCGCATGAGAAGATCCCTACCAAGGGGCTCACGCGCTACATGATCCTTGACCCCGCTGGCCGAAAGAACTGGTTCATGGCTTGGATTGCCGTTGATGAGAGCGGTACATTCTGGGTCTACCGGGAATGGCCGGATGTCAACGTGGGGGATTGGGCCAAGTGGCATGGCGGGAAGTGGATCGGCGGAGAAGGGTCCAAGGGGTTGGGTTATGGCATCAGGGACTATGTGGAGCTTATCGGCAATATGGAAGAAGGGGAAACCATCTTTGAGCGGCTGATTGACCCTCGGCTTGGTGCCGCGAAGTACCAGACGCAGAATGGGGCTTCGTCCATCATAGAGGATCTGGCTGATGCTGGGCTTACCTTTGTCCCGGCCCCCGGCTTGGACATTGAGGACGGGCTACAGGCGTTGCAGACCAAGATGGCCTACAATCGCAGGGTGCCCATGGATAGCGTCAACCGCCCACACTTCTACATTTCTGATCGGTGCCAAAACATCATTGCCGCGCTACAGGAGTACACGGCGGATGGTGGCCCAGATGAGGCACACAAGGATCCTATCGACGTGCTGCGGTATGCGGCGATTGATGGCATCCGCTACGTTGACGACAAAGCATTTAACAAGTCTCGAAGAACTACAGGAGGATACTAATGGAACCTATCAATACCCCAATCATTGCTTTGGCCGACAAGCTGGGCAAGACCGTCAACGATTTGTTGGCTATTAAGAACACGAAGCTGACCAAGGGCCAGCACTACACGGGCTATGGCAAGAACACCTACTTTACGCCCGAGGGTGTGGCTGAGGTGGAGCTTGCGCTAGAAGTGCCGCTGGCTGTGCCTAACAAGCTAAACGGTGTGGTGTTGCATCCGGCGCGTAACCCCGACTGGGTGATGGTAAAGCTGGAGCATAAAGACGGTAAGATCCCGGTGAAGATCGGGCGGAAATACCGTGGTAAACTTATTGGCAAGCGCATCGTCATTGATGCAATCACAGACGCAAGCGGATCAACTACTTACCGTCATGCAGAACTCCGAGGATGACCCAACATCAAACAAAGAGTGGCTAAGTGAACAAGTGGATCGTCTGCTTGGGTTTGAGATATTGCATCGAACCCTACACGCCCAGTATCAACCAATCGAACCAACTGCCCTCTCCGACAAAACCGGACTAGACCGTAATGCGGCTAAGCGGATTGTAACTCACCTTAGATCCATTCTGAAATGATTAACGAAGATAACGCCGAAGCCCTGACCTACGTTCAGAATACCCCGAACGTCAAAGCACTTGTCGATGCGTTCGACCGCACGGCGAACGATTTGGAGTTTTACTTTGACCAATGCCGCGACAGCTATGACTATCGCCGCAACATCTGGCCGGGCAAGTCGGACGATCTTCGTAAGCATGGGCCTGATGCGTTTCCGTGGGATGGTGCTGCTGACAACGAGGCACACGTCATCAATGAGCGCGTCAATCGCTACGTTGCTATCTTCATGGCCGCTCTTACGCGAGCCAACATCCGTGCCTATCCTGTAGAGGCTGGCGATATTGGTCGCGCTCGCACGGTGAGTGCGTTCCTCAAGTGGATGGTGGCTTCCTACATCCCGCAGTTTAAGCGGCAAATGGAGCTTGGTGCCAACTACCTGCTGGAGCGCGGACTGATGGTGACTTACGTTGGCTGGCAGCGGGAAGACCGCACGTTCAAGCAAACCCTATCGCTTGACCAGTTGATGGCTATCAGCCCCGACGTGGTAAAGATGATTCTGGAGAAGCAGAATGACGCGCAGATGATTGCGCTGCTCCAAGCTCAGTTTAATGGAATCCCCGAAAAGAAAGCTAAGCGTATCCTTAATGACCTACGCAAAACTGGTACGGCTGAATTTCCGGTGGTTAGGCGTAGTGTTGATCGTCCTTGGGTGCAAGCAGTTGCGCCGGATGGGGACGTTCTTTTCCCGGCCTATGCCACCGATCCTCAACGCGCTCCTTATTGCTTCTGGCGTGTGCTAATGACTGCGCAGGAACTGCGTAACAAGATTAGCAGCAACGGCTGGGATAAGGACTGGGTGGAGTACGTTATCGAAAACTGCAAAGAAGCGGGAGACCCCCTCCGACTTGAACGGCGCAACCAGTTCACTTACACCACCGTGACGTACGATGCGTCGGAGTTGTATGAGGTCATCTATGGCTATCAGCGACTGATTGACGAAGAGGACAACTCGGAGGGGATCTACTGCACGGTGTTCCACCGCGAGGTGTATGGCAAGCAGGAAGTTCCTGACTATGCAAAGTTTGAACTGATGAATGGGTACGAAGACTATCCGTTTGTCGTTACCAAGCTATCCGAAGACAACAAGCGTCTCTACGATATTCAGTCGGTGCCGGAAATGCTGAAGGGCATCCAATGGCAGGTGAAGACTGAGCGCGATAGTCGCATCGACCGCAACAGTCTGGCTACGATGCCGCCCATCATGCACCCTGTGGGCAACGCCCCGTCCGATTGGGGTCCGGGTCGTTATGTTCCCTATCGCCGCGCTGGCGAGTTCCAGTTTGGTCCGGTGCCGCAATACAATCCCGGCTCGATGGAAATGGAGCAGACCCAGCTTGCTCAGGCCGACAAGATTATTGGCCTCGATATTAACAACCCGCTGTCGCAGATTCAGCAGCAGTACTTTGTAGACAAGTTCCTCACGCACGTCCGCGACGTGCTGCGCCTAGCCTACAAGTGCTTCCAGCGGTTTGGCCCCGATCAAGTGTTCTTCCGCGTTACGGGTGTCTCTGATCCTCAGCGTTATAGCAAGGGCGACCCGAATGAAAACTTTGACATTATTATCAACTATGATGTCATGCAAAATGATCCCGATAACATTGAAGCACAGATTACGCAGTTTTCTACGCTACTTCAGCTTGACCGGAATGGCCGCATGGACGTGGACATGCTTCTCGAATTGGCCGCGAGTGCCATCAATCCGGTTGTTGCTGACTCCATTCTCCGACCTGCTGGGCAGGCGACGGACCAAATCACGAAGCAAGTCACGGACGACCTCTCCAAGATCTACGCAGGCATTGAAGTTGGTGCGCGTCCGAACGGTGCGCAAATCGCAATGCAGGTGATTCAGTCTTACGTCCAGCAGCCTGACGTTGCCCAGCGTCTACAGAACGATCAAGCATTCCAAGCCCGCTTCCAGAAGTACGCTCAGCAGTATCAATTCCAGATGACGCAGCAGCAGAACGCCCAGATTGGCCGTATTGGTACGGCTCCCGCTGCAATGGGAGATACCAATACGCAGGCCATGCAGCAGACTCCTAGTTACTAATGCAAAAGCCAGATAATCTAGATAGCCTCATCCACATTGACGCATACGTTGAGTTCCTTGATGGAATCTACGCTTTGCGCGAATCGCTGATCCAGCAGCTTCACGACGTATCCTCCGACCGCATCCAGCAGATTAGCGGTCGAATCCTCCAATGCGACGATATCCTCCAAATGGGTGGATATGATCGTATTGTTTCTCGTAGAGGATGACGTAGCCCCTTTTTCTTAAAGGGGCCGTTGTTCGCTGTGTCGCTCTGAAAACCGCGACAGACGAAACGTGAAATAAAAGAAACCCCTAAAAGAAAGGGGGAGTGTGAGGGGGATTTTTTCGTCATGTCAAGCCTATTCGACATGGCATCTAATTTTCTCTGTTAGCTCCATAGTGGGTCTTTTCTAAAGCATGGTATATTCCCGCTATCGCCAACGCGAGGCGTTAAAACGCGGAAAACCAACAATGTCTGATGAAGCTACGTCCGTCGCCGGGGACGCTAAACAGTCGGTGGTCTCAGAAAAGTCTAATATGACAGCGAGCCAATACGCGGTTCGCCGTCTCGGTGAGTTGAAGGTTAAGCCTGACGGGGCTTTGAATCCCGCCAGTCGCCCAGCCGAACAGCCCACCAGCCAATCCGCGCCAGCGGAAGAGGAACAGCAAGAGCAGGCGAGCAACGACCAAGCTCAGGCTGAACCGAATCCGACGGGCAAGGACGTTCCTTCACAAGTTGAACTCTCGGAACTTTCCGATGAGGACATCCAAGAACTCGCTCAGAAAGGCAAGTCTGGCCTGCTCAAGCGCATTGCGGAACTTACAGCCAAGCGAAAGCTAGCCGAGGAGAAAGCAGCGCAGTTGGAAGCCTACATGGCCCAACAGCAGAACAACAAGCCCCTTGAGCCGAAGGTCGAGAATAATCCCTACGCCAGCATCTCCTCTATTGAGGATCTTGGGAAGAAAGTCCAAGAGGTAGCTGATGTTGTTGAGTGGGCAGAAGATATTCTGGATCGCGCTGAACACCTCGGCTTTGAAGATATTGCCGCTACGGTGGATGGGCGCGAACTGACTAAGGCTCAGGTAAAGGAGACTCTCCGCAATGCCCGCAAGGCGCGCGACAAGTTTCTCCCAGCGCAGAAAAAGGACATTGAAGCTGGCATCCAGCGCAAAGGTCTTCGTTCTGCTTTCGAGCAACAAGCGGTCAAGGAACTTGAGTGGCTTGCCACCCAAGAAGACAATGACATCAAACGCCAGTTCTTTGCGATGCTTAACGATCCGCGCCTCAAGGGCATGGAAGAAGCATTGCCGGATGTTGCTCCTCAGTTGCCCTACATCTTGGCCCATGCTGCCAATTCGATGTTTGCGCGAAAAACAATTCCGATGGACAGCAAGCCCTCTCCCAAGTTGACGCCCCCCGGCTCCCCATCCTCTACAGCGGCTGCGGGTGACCGGACGCCTTCTTCGGGTGAGCGCAATATGAAGGAAGTGTCTAAGCGGTTGGCGGACTCAGGTAGCGTAAGCGACTTCATCGCCCTTCGTGCAGCACAACTCTCTAAACGCAAGTAAACTACTACTACAATGGCCTTTTCCAATACTTACGATACGACCAATCCGGGTTCCGCTGTTTCTAACCGCGAAGACCTTCTCGATGTCCTGACGATCCTCGCCCCCGAGGAGACTCCGGTTCTCTCTTCCGCTGCTAAGTCCAAGGCGTCCGCTACCTTCGTGGAGTGGACCGTTGACAGCCTCTCGGCTCCCGTGACCACGGGCGTTGCCGAGGGTAGCGATGTCACCGTCTTCACGGACAAGTTTGCCAACCGCGCTCGTCTGGGTAATTACATCCAGAAGTTCCGCCGCGACTTCATGGTGAGTGACCTCCAGAACGCTGTTGATAGCGTTGGTCCGGCCAAGATCGCTCAGGCGGAGGCCAAGGCTGTCCGCGAGATCAAGCGCGACATCGAAGCGACCCTGTGCTCCAACAACGACCGCACGGTTGAAGATGGTGCTGGCACGCCCTACGGCCTGCGCGGCCTCGGCGACTGGATTGACTCGGCTGGTCCGGCGGATGTTCCCGCTGCCTACCGCACCCCGGCTGGCTCCATCCATGCCTCCAGCACGTTTAACGAGACGGTGTTTAACAACCTCATCACCTCGATCTACCGCGTTACGGGTACGTCGAATGGTCTGACGCTGGTTGCTGACACGGCCCTCCGCCGCGTCATCAGCGACTTCGCCCGTACCTCGGGTGGCTCGGACTACTCGGTTCGCCGTGTGGCTTACGAGGGCGGCGAGGCCACGATCAAGCTGTCGGTTGAACTCTATGAGTCCGACCATGGCATCGTGTCCATCGTTAACATGAACCCGGACTGCGCGCCGGACACCACGAACAAGGACACGGGTTACCTCGTGAATCCTGAGTTCTACGGTGTTGCGGAGCTTATTCCGCTCGGATCGACCCGCCTGCCGAATCTCGGCGGTGGCGAGCGCGGTTATGTTGATTGCGCCCTCACCCTGTTGGTTAAGCATCCGGGTGCGCATGGTAAGATCACCACGCTCAGCTAAACACTAACTAGGAGTCTACTCACATGGCTAAACTTACGATTAACGAAGCAGCGGCGGGCTTCACGCACAAGGTTGCGTTTGATTACGTCGATCTCCAGCGCACGGGGTTCCTTAGCACCATTGGTGCGGCGAACCAGTTCAAGGCTGGTAAGCTCGGGGCTGGTGGTATCATTGATACTGCCGTCCTTTATCAGGTGGTTGATCCGGCTGGTGCGTCCGACCTTACCATTGACTTTGGTGTGACGGCGGCTGATCCGGATGAGTTCATCGACAACGGCGACGTTGACGCTCTGACGAAGGTTATTTGGAACACGGGCGATGCCTTCGTTGGCACCGACTCGGGTACGCACACGACCTCCAATGTCGTGAACGGCTACGCCAACAACACGGCGTCGGCTGTGGATCTGATCGTTGAGCTTAACGGCACGGTGTCTAGCCTCACGGCTGGTAGCTGGGTGCTGGCTTGGCGTCAGATGGAAGTCCCCACCTCGTAAAGACTTCTTGTGTTAGAATAAGCCACCCTCTTAACTGGGGGTGGCTTTTTTATGCATATCAAAGTAGCTTCACCCGAAATTACACGGGAAGAAATCGATAACGAGCTTCGTAAAGAAATCATCCGCAGCCTAGATTTTGAGAAGGCTACGGAGGCGGAGCGTGTTAATGTAGCTAAGGCGCAGGCTTCTCTAATGAAGGGCCACAAGGCCATTCCCGGTTTGGGTAAGTGTGTGGGCGTTATGCCTGCCCGCGAGTACTTCCGGCTGGTGAAGAAGTACGGCCATGAGACGGTGCATAGCCGCGAGTTCATGTCCTATTTCAACAAGAAGATGCCAGAGCTTTCGCCCAATAAAGCGTAATGACCAACCGCACCTACACCGACCTGTTCGACCTTATCGAGTCCCTTGCGGGAGTTGATGAATTTGCGCCTACAGAATCCACGAAGATTCTGGCGATGGCTAACAGGCGGCTGCGGCAAGCCTACGACTCCTGCGATGTCTGGCCGCGCTATATGCGGTTGGATGCTCGCCCTGCCCCTAATGGCATTGTGCCGTACAGCTACGATTCTGCTAACGGCACCCGCATGGCTTCTTCTGCTACGCGCAGCGGGACCACCGTTACCTTCGTTACGGGCGGTGTGGACTTCGATGTTGTAGTGGGACAAAATGTCACAGTGTCTGGGCTAAGTGGTAGCACTAATCCAAACGGCACATACTCAATCACTTCTGTTGATGGGCAGACCGTAACCTACGAACTGGCCTCTGGTACAGGCACCGAAACCTACACAGGCACGGGACTACTTACCCCCGTTACGATGCCTGACGTAGAAATCTTTATGCGCCTGCATGACCGCAACCCCGTGCAGGGTGTTGGCGGCTGGGAATACGACTTCTTTGTTGATAGCAACGGAGCCAACATTGTTGGCAACTATCCTGAGCTTGATGGCTTTTTTGTTACCTATAAAGCTATTTGGGATGGTCCTTATACGACGGCATCTGCTACCATTCCTCAAGAGTGGTTTTATTACGTCGGGCACGCCACCTATGCAGATTTCCTTCGGATGGACGGTCAAGTGGACAAGGCAATGGCTGAAGAGGCTGTTGCGCAGATGTACCTCGACACCGAACTTACTAAGGCTGGTCAGCAGCGTAATATGAACAACCTGTTCCGCCGCATCTCTACCTACACCTCACGCCAGTTCCGCTAAACATGAATAACTCACTCGTAGTCAATCTCTACCCCCAGCCGACTGGCGAAGCCGATCAGCGCCTGACGGTTAGCACCGCAGTCGTTTCGCTTGATGCGAATTGGACCTCTTCCAAGACCAAGTACATTTTGGTCGATGTGCAGACGAACGACGTGATGGTGACGTTTGACGGTAGCAATCCGTCATCCACGAACGGCCATCTGTTCAAGGCTGGTGTGCAGCCTTTTCTTTGGAACAAGGAAACGGCGCGACTGGCTAAGTTTATCCGCGCTGGCGGAAGTGATGCCGCCGTACAGGCAACCCCCTTCTCCGTCTAAGCCATGCCTAACGCACGCATCGTCAATACCCCGTCGCAGGCTATTCCGCAGAATGGCACGACGCACAAGCAGCGCACGGTTAGCTCATCGGCTGTAGCCTTCCTTGATTGGACGCTGGCTACCGATACGGAACATCTTTTGGTGCAGGTGACGGGAGCGGATATTCGTGTTACCTTCGACGGAACCACCGATCCTACGGCCACCAAGGGCTTCCGTATGCCAGCCAATAGCTCAGCCTATTGGACGCGCACTATGGCCCTTAAAGCCCGCGCAATCCGCGAAGCTTCTACTGATGCTGTAATTGAGGCGCAGGAACTCAACTACCTCTAATAATGGACATCTTTAAGACGCTGTTGTTGGACACTCCCGTGTCCACGGCAATTAGTGGCACCGTAGCCATCAATCAAGGTGGCACCGGAGCTACTACTGCCGCCGATGCGCGAGTTAATTTGCTGCCCTCTTATACGGGTAATGCAAATAAGGTGCTAAGCCTTAACTCTGGGGCAACGGATGTCGAGTGGACTACTAACGGTGCTGGCACCGTAACGAGTGTCGATCTTACTGCTGGTACGGGCATTAGCGTGTCTGGTGGGCCAATTACTTCTACGGGCAGCATTACCGTAACCAATTCTGCCCCTGACCAAACGGTGGTTCTTACGGCGAGCACGGGCATCTCGACTTCTGGGACTTATCCCAACTTCACGATTACCAACTCCGCGCCGGATCAGACGGTGGTTCTAACGCAGGGTGGAACGACCACCATCTCGGGAACCTACCCCAATTTTACGATTTCGTCTGCCGATCAATACACGGGCACCGTTACAAGTGTTGACGTATCTGGTGGGACTACGGGCCTAACCACCTCGGGAGGTCCTGTCATCGGAAGCGGTACGATTACCCTAGCTGGCACTTTGGCTGTAGCTAATGGCGGCACGGGCCTAACCTCTGGCACGTCTGGCGGTGTCTTGGCCTTTACGGCAAGTGGAACCCTAGCCTCGTCCAGCGCATTGGCGTCTAATGCCATTGTTGTTGGCGGCGGTGCTGGAGCCGCGCCATCCACCATCACCACGGGTACTGGCGTTGTTACGGCTCTAGGAGTCAATACAGGCACCGCTGGCGCGTTTGTGGTCAATGGTGATGCCTTGGGTACGCCTAGCTCGGGAACGGTCACCAACCTTACGGGAACAGCCTCGATCAACATCAATGGCACCGTCGGCGCAACCACGGCTGCGGCTGGTAAATTCACAACCCTTGATGCCTCTGGCAATGTAGGCTTTGATGGCGGCACGTTTACTTTTAATGACGCGGGTGCCGATAAGGACTTTCGCATTGAGGGTGATACGGCGGCCAACTTGTTCTTCTCGGATGCCTCGGTTGACCGCATTGGCATTAACGAAGGAACCCCTCTTGCCCGCCTAGACCTTAATGGCAACTATGCTGGCAATATCACGGCGGTAGGAGCATTGGACATCGACTGTTCAACGGCCAACTACTTCACCAAAACCATTGCAGCTAACTCTACGTTTACCTTTAGCAATCCTCCGTCTAGTCGTTCATTCGCGTTCGCTCTTGAACTCACACACACTTCTGGTGCTATCACTTGGCCTGCCGCTGTAAAGTGGCCCAAGGATACGGCACCAACCCTAACCACGGGCAAAACTCACATCTTTATCTTTGTAACCGACGATGGTGGCACGCGCTGGCGCGGTGCTGCCCTTGTTGACTACGTTAACTAATATCTATGGACCCGAACGTCATCAAACTTGCGATGGGTGCTGGTGGTGCTGGTGAGAAAGAGTATGATCTTTACGCTTGGGGACTTAACAGCCTCGGCCAACTTGGCCTAGGAGACACAACCAATCGTTCATCCCCTGTTCAGGTTGGAGCGTTAACCACATGGAGTAATATTGCGTGTGGCCTTATCCACACTATAGCCACTAAAACCGACGGAACGTTGTGGGCTTGGGGATTTAACAGCTCCGGCCAACTTGGCCTAGGAGACACAACCAGCCGTTTATCCCCTGTTCAGGTCGGAGCGTTAACAACGTGGAGCAACGTTGCGTGTGGCGGCACCCACACCATAGCCACTAAGACTGACGGAACATTGTGGGCTTGGGGACGTAACCACTCCGGCCAACTCGGCCTAGGAGATATAACCAATCGTTCATCTCCTGTACAAGTCGGAGCGTTAACAACTTGGGACAAAGTTGCAGGATGCCGTTACCACACTATAGCCACCAAAACAGACGGAACCTTGTGGATTTGGGGACGCAATAACTACGGTCAATTAGGCCTAGGAGATATAACCGATCGTTCATCCCCTGTACAAGTCGGAGCGTTAACAACGTGGAGCAACATTGCGGGTGGTCGCGTTCACACTATAGCCACTAAGACGGACGGAACATTGTGGGCTTGGGGGCGTAACCAATACGGCCAACTCGGCCTAGGAAACATAACCAGCCGTTCATCTCCCGTACAAGTTGGAGCATTAACGACGTGGAGCAATATTGCGTGCGGCCCCTACCACACTATAGCCACCAAAACAGACGGAACATTGTGGACTTGGGGGCGTAACCAATACGGCCAACTTGGCCTAGGAGACACAACCATGCGTTCCTCTCCTGTACAAGTTGGAGCGTTGACAACGTGGAGCAACGTTGCGTGTGGTTACGAACACATTATAGCCACTAAAACCGACGGAACATTGTGGGCTTGGGGAGGTAACCAATTCGGCCAACTTGGCCTAGGAAACATAACCAGCCGTTCATCTCCCGTACAAGTTGGAGCATTAACGACGTGGAGCAATATTGCGTGCGGCGACGGTCACAACATAGCAACTACTGAGGAGTAGGCAAAAGTCTTTACTTAACGATAGGTTCTGCCATAAAGACTAAGTGAACAACAAATCGACCAAGAAGCTGCACTTCTTGTCTGGCCTTCCGCGTTCTGGATCAACGGTACTTGCGGCAATTCTGAACCAGAATCCGCAGACACACGTTTCAACTACATCTGGTCTCGGTGCTGCGCTTGATGCGTTGGCGACAACGTGGCATCGTGAGCCGCTACTAGAAAAGAACGACCGCGACCGGAAGAAACTAGCCAACGCAATGCGTGGCTTGATTCACGGCTACTACGACGAGATTACGTCTAAGCCCGTTGTCATCGACAAGGCACGCAACTGGCCGCTCCCAGTAGTTGTTTCTGCAATGGCTCAAGTGCTAGGCCACAAGCCGCGCATCATCGCCACAGTTCGCAGCGTGCCAGACTGCATGGCGTCCTTTGTCCGCGTGGCAAAACCAGAAAACCTAGACGACTTCATTCAGCAGTCGGGACTTACGGCGCACCTGAAATCGTCCTATCAGGTCTTGCAGGCTGGATACCAAGCCGACCCAGAGTGCTTTTTGTTTGTAGAGTACGAAGACCTTCTGGCCGACCCGCGCACCCAGCTTCAGCGCATCCACGACTTCCTTGGCCTCGACCCGTTTGAGTACGACTTTGATCGCATTGATGGATCTACCGTAAAGGAGGACGACGAGGGGCTGCACGGCGTAGCTGGCCTGCACGACATCAAGCCGAAGCTAGGGCGGCAGCACAATCAGTCGCCGCGTGATGTTTTAAAGCACCACTACAGCGAATTCTGCCAGCCTGAGTTTTGGCTTCCTAAACCGCGAACCACGCCGGACATTGATCTTCTCGATTTGCAGCTGACGGCTTCGACGATGGGCGATTTCGCCGAGGGTAGACGCATCGCAGACAAACTAAAGGCGGAACGTCCTACCGACCATCGCGCCGCATACAACCGTGGATGGTACGAACTGCGCGAAGGAAAGATTGAGGAAGGCTACAAACTGCTTCAACGCGGCAGGAAGGTGAAGATTGTTGGTGATGCTCCACCGAAAACTCCGCAGCCCGAATGGGACGGCAAGAGCGAAGGGACCGTGTTGCTCCAACTAGAAGGCGGTCTGGGCGATCAGATCCATCAGGTAAGGTACGCTGGCAATCTCAGCAGGCGAGGATGTCGGGTGATTGTCTCGTGCAGCGGCCCTTTGGTCAGCCTCCTGCAAAAGCAGCCTGACGTGGCAGCCGTTGTCCAGCATGGGGCAGAATATGGGGTCTACCACGACTATTGGATGGCTGGAATGTCTAGCCCTGTCTACCTTGGGCTAAACCGTAGATCTATCCGAGGAGATGCATACATCGACACCGACTTTACTGTTCCCGGTAAGAAGCTACGGGTAGGGCTTCGTTGGTCGGGCAACAAGCAGTTTGAGGCCCAGCACCACAAGCTATTCCCGGCCCAATTGTTCTTTGATGCCGTCAAGCGGGACGACGTAGAGTTTATCTCCCTTCAGCGGGATGCCGATCTAGAGTTCAAGCCAAGCTGGGTACAGGACGTACCACTTGAAACGTGGCACGATACTCATAAGGCAGTCAGTTCTTGCGACCTAGTAATTAGCTCCTGTACGTCTGTAAGCCATCTTTCTGCGGCTATGGGTATCCCCACTTGGGTTGTCATTCCAATTATGGGGTATTATCTGTATGCCGAACCCGGCAATAAGACGCCCTATTACAACTCCATGCGGTTGTTCCGCCAACAGAAGTATGGCGACTGGACCCATCCCTTTGAAGAAATCAAGAGCCTAAATTATTCCCATGAACTACTGCTTCGTTGAAAACGGCGTTATTGCCGACGGCCCCCGTGGACTTCCCCGTTCATGGCGTAATATCTCTGGCCTCGACCAGATGGATGATGATGGGCTTCGGGAGCTTGGTTGGCTTCCAGTCCGTCTTGAGGAGGGTGATGTTCAAGAGAAGTTTGTTGGCTCGGTGTTTGCCATCCTTCCAAGCGAGGTGGTAGAGACTAAGCTCTGGCGTTCGTATACCCCCGAAGAGCAGGCTGAGATTGATAGGCAAAAGGCGGATCAGATGCGCCGCGAGCGCAATACCAAGTTGGCCGAGTGTGATTGGACCCAGCTTAACGACACGCCGTTGGACAACACCGCCAAGATTCAATGGACGGCTTATCGTCAGGCTCTCCGCGATGTTCCCTCTCAGGCAGGGTTTCCGCATAATGTAGTTTGGCCCACAAAGCCTTGATATACTAAGTCATGGCTCAAATTCAAAAAGGCACCACCTACGGGACGACCTCGCCGTCGAACCTAGTTAGCTCGACCAATCTCAACAACCACGTTGATGATGCGGTGCTTTTGCCGGGAGCCATTACGGACCAGACGGCCAAGACCGTCCTCGCCTCTGCCGACACCATCCTAGTCCATAGCTCAGCCGATACGGCTTTGCGCAAGACTACGGCGGCTCAGTTGTTTGCTACCCCGCTTCCTATTGGCTCTTCTACGGCCAATTCCGGCAAGTTTACGAGCCTTGAGGTAACGGGGCAGTACAAGGGGTCGGTTACGGCTGTATCCCTGCTAGATATTGATTGCTCGCAGGGCAACTACTTCACGAAGACGATTAACGGCAACTCCACCTTTACGTTCAGCAACGTACCCAGCGGTGCGTATGGCATGATTGTGGAGATCGAGAATACGTCCGGCACGATCACTTGGCCGACTGAGGTTAAGTGGCCGAACGACACCGCGCCTTCCATTAGCACAGGCAAGACCCACGTCTTTGTGTTCATCACGGACGACAGCGGCACTCGTTGGCGTGGTGTGGCTCAGGTGAATTACGTTACCTAACATGAGCGTAGTCACCGAACTCCTCTTCAACGCCGGAACTGGAGGTCTGTTTGGTCTTTTTGGCTCGTTGGCTACGAGTGCTCTCCGCATCTGGGAAAAGCGGCAGGATAACAAGTTCGCCCTAGATATGCTTGATAAGCAAGCTGCTAGTGCTGAAGCACTTGCGGCATGGAACGCATTTGCGGCATCACAGTCCGCATCTGCTGCCGACATGACCGAGAAGGTGTCTCCGTGGGCAGCTAACGTCCGCGCCGTCACCCGCCCCTTCCTGACTATTGGTTTGGTACTTGGCTCATTCATCAGCTTCTTCCTGATTGAAGACCAATACCTAAAGGTCGAAGCTATCCAGAGCTTCATGATGTTGGCCGGAACCGCCGTGGCTTGGTGGTTTGGTAGCCGGATGACCAGCCTGATTCGCAAATGATCTTCGACAACGACATCGTGAAGGTATTTGCCGTTACCGTTGGAGGCTCATTGGGAACGATTACACTTACTCAAGTGAATGAAATCGCTGCCTTTATTCTGGTGTTAGTCTCTATTGCCTATACACTTACGAAGCTAATTAAGCTTCTCAAGCGTGATGAATAAGAAGACCATGAAGTGCAACGTCCCGCGCCGTGATGTGCAGGGCGGTAAGAAGTTTGTGGTCTATGAAACAACCAATATGGTCAATGGAAAGACCTATTTGGGGGTAACAAAACGTAATTCGATTAACTCTGGTTACATTGGTTGTGGTGTAGTTAGCCAAAAATCTGCTGAAACTAGGGCGCAAAGAGTAAGAGGTGGATTTTGTGCTGCTGTTGCTAAATATGGCTACGACAACTTTACAGTTAAAGTCTTGGCTGATTTTGACTGTGAGGCCGACGCCTACCTTTTAGAGGCTGAACTTGTTAATGAGGCATATGTTCTTAGTCCAAACACATATAATCTATGTTTGGGCGGATCTATAAGTAAGCCAATGTTAAAGGTTTGGGGTAATAGGCATGAGATTATCGAGCGTTACAAAAACGGCGAGACACTCTCATCAATTGCAAAAGACTTTAATGTTAAGCACCGGACCATTAAAGCGGTAATCCCAAGTAATGTTTTTATCAGGCCAAGGAATCAATGGATTCTTAATGGCGGTAAAAACATAAAGATCATGTGCAAAGAAACTGGAGAGGTTTTTGAATCAATTACTGCTGCGGCACTTAAGTTTTTTGGAAGAAAGTCTGGTTCTAGCTCAATTAATCAACAGATTTCTGGTATTTATAAAACTGCCGCTGGTCACACCTTTTGCAGGGTATAACAATGGATAAGTCTAAGATGAAATGCAATGTTCCCCAACGCACACCGGGGGAGCGAAAGAAGTTTCGAGTGAAAGCCTGCCAGAATGGGCAGGAGCGCATTGTCCGCTTTGGCGATGCTAATATGACCATCAAGAAGAACCAGCCCTCCCGTAAGAAGAGCTACTGTGCTCGTTCTGGCGGCATCAAGGGAAAGACCAATAAACTGTCTGCCAACTATTGGTCCCGCCGAGCTTGGGACTGCTAACCATGAAAGACCGCAACGAACGTCGTTATAAGAACCAAGAGCGTATGCTCTACCGCCGCATGAAGGAGGCCGACGAGGCTATCGAAGCTGCGGAGGACATGATGGAATACAAGGAGGACAATAAAATGAAATGTGGAAAACGTAAGTGTGAAATGGGCAAGCGTAAGCCCTGCAAGTGAAACGCCGCTCAACAGTTAACTCAGCCGGGGTTTACACAAAGCCCGGCATGAGGAAGCGTCTTTTTGAGTCGATTAAGTCTGGCGGCAAGGGCGGCAAGCCGGGCCAATGGTCCGCGAGAAAGGCACAGCTTCTAGCCCTCAAGTACAAGAAAAAGGGCGGAGGGTACAAGACGGCCAAATGAAGCCACAACAGCGCAGCTTAGCCAATTGGACCCGTCAGGAATGGCGCACCCTATCCGGCAAGCCTAGCCTCAAAACTGGCGAACGCTATCTACCCAAGGCTGCTTGGGAGGCTCTTAGCCCTGCTGAACGCGCCGCCACCAATAGGGCCAAGCGTAAGGGCATGAAGGCCGGAAAGCAGTTTGTTAAGCAGCCCAAGAAGATTGCTAAGAAAACCTCTAACTACCGATAACCATGCCACTCACGAAGAAGGGTAAGAAGATTAAAGCCGCCATGACCGAGGAATATGGCCCGAAGCGAGGCGAACAAGTGTTCTATGCTTCCCGAAACAAAGGTACAATTAAGGGCGTAGATTTCAAGCGGCGTAAGGTATCATAGTTGAACCTTAACCGCTGGTTAGGGATTCATCTATGGCACGTTACAGCAGCTTTAGTGGCCGGGATACGCCTATTGCCGAGACGGCAGATATTGGCTTTTCCCGATTTAACAACCGCCTCCGTCCTGACCAATTGCAGGCCGGGGAGCTTGCTATGTCCGTCAATGGACGGATGAACGTGGATGGGACGTGGCAGGTGCGTCCCGGCGTAGATACGTTTGGCCCTGTTATTGGAACGAAAGACGAGACGCTTGCTCTGCCGTTCTATCTGTGGCCGCAAGTGGTTATTAGCTCGGCCACCCGCAGCGGCACGACGGTAACCATCACTACGTCAACCAATCACGGTTTCTCGTCGTCCTACGCTGTTGCTATTGTAGATGTTGGCCCCGGCACGGTAGACCCCAACGGCAACAAGACCATTACCGTTACTGGCCTTAATACGTTTACCTACACGATTGCTGGTGCCACCGGAAGCGAGACCTACTCAGTTACTGCTAGCTCTAAGGCTGGTGGAGCTATCCTCGGAACCAGCAGCATCAACGGAGCTTTCGGCTCATGCCTGTTCTCAAATCCAGCATCGAACAACGACGAGTACATCATCCTCGCTCTGTTCTCGAACGCCATCGCTATCAACATGGCGACCAAGGCAACGACGACGATTGCCTACCCTTCTGGCATCTTCATTTCACAACCCGTGAATATGCTGCAAGCCTTCAACAAGGTTTTCATATTCCGCGACGGGGCTACGGCTCTGCAATGGAATGGCAGCTTTAGCGGCACGCCAGCTTTTACGAAGGTGGCTAATGGAGATTACGCCGCAACCACTTACTTGGATTCAAACAACAACACCGTAATTGCAAACGGTATTGTAACGGTTAGCGAAACGGCTCACGGTCTTTTGGTTGGGGACAGGATTCATGTTGTTGATAAAGGAAGTTCTACTCTTGTTGAGCAAGAGGAGGGGTATGTTATTGCTACGGTAGCAAACGCCGATACCTTTACTTTCTACGCTGAAGTTCCCGATCTAACTTCGCATAAGGTGGTGTACGCCAAGAAGCAGCCGTCCCAGCTTGGCTTCACGCATATGCCCGCCCCGGCGTGGGGTGTCTACCACCAGCGGCGTTTGATTGTCCCCTATTACTACAACACCACGGGCAGCAGCGGCAGCGAAACAATTACGGACCGGAACGTCAGGGATGAAATCCTCCTATCGGACGTATTCGACTCTGACACTTATGACCGCATCCAAAACCAGCTAAAGGTTACGGCTGGGATTGCGGACTATCTCCAGTATGTTCACCCATTTACTGAGGATAACGCTGTTATCTTCAACCGCAATTCGATCCATCTAATGCTCGGGCTGAGCGGATCTATTGCGGATATTTCTTTGAAGGAAATCACCCGTGAGGCAGGGTTGGTGGCGCAGAAGAGTGTGGTTACGATTGGCGACCGTATTTTCTTCCTGTCCGACAACGGCGTCTACTCCACGTCCTTCCAAGACTTGTACAACCTTCGTGGCGCGGGGCTACCCCTGTCTGACCCGATTAACCCGCTCATCAAGCGGATCAATCCAGACTACGCCCACAACGCTGTGGCGATCTACCACGACAATCGCTATTGGATTGCAGTACCACTAGATAACAGTCCGCGCAACAATGCCATCCTTGTCTACAACCTGTTGAATCAGGGCTGGGAGAGTTTGGACATCATCGACCAAGAGGGCTGGGACATCAGCAACCTCATCGTGTCTGGGGCTGGCGGCATCAACAAGCTCTATGCCGTTAACCGCTTTGGTGGCGTGCATACCATTGATGAGCGCGTGGATGGGTTCGACTACATCTACACGGTTCCCGGCGGCGACTCTATCCCGTACCCGATTGAGTCAGAGGTAGTTACCCGCCAGTATGTCTTTGACGACGTTGGCCGCAAGAGCTTCAATGCCTACGAGGTTCACGTTGAAAGCTCTGAGTATGAGCCTAGCGATGCGGACATCACCATGATTTCCGAAAACATCGACAAGGAAGCCCCAATGTACTCATTGGCTGAAAGCCTTGAGGAAGACCTGCCTATTGGTGAGGATAGCTCTATTCGTGGCCGTATTGGCAACATCCGCGCCTATGGAATGCAGCTAAAGTTTGTCCCCACGAAAGGCCGTCCTAAGCTCCGCATGGTGAAGCTAGAAGCCTATCAAGCCTTCCGCTCTGTTACTGAAGCATCGTAATGAAGCCTATCTATGAGGCTAAAAAGATGTTTGTGGAGCGCGGCCTCAACTTTGAGGAACAGCTTAGTTGGTATCTGACTAATGGCGTAGTGTTAAGCCTAGAGGATCGCTTCCTCATGGCTAAGCCGATTGAACTGGCTAAGGGGGACGATAGTTGGAACCCCGAGAACCCAGACTGTTGGTATGTTCATTGTGCCGTTGGAAACGACTGCCTCAAGTGGTTCTTCGACCAAGCACCCTACCGTTTGCCCTACATTGGGTGGCGGCGCAACAAGGACGGAAATAACAGGTTTAGAGTGTATAATGCCTCCACATTCGAGCGATTTGCATAAATGAAAACTTCGATTTCAGCACCTCCCCCGCCCCCGGCAGCCGTTGATCCCGGTCAAGCCTCTTTGGATTTCATCAATAAGATGGCCGACCCTGAGTTGCAGGGCAGGATTCTGGCTGCTGAACAGCAATTCCGTCCGCAGTACACGGCACTCAATCTCCAAGAACAGGAGCAGTATCTTCGTGGTGTTGGTGGACAGGCTGGTGCGATTGACATCCTTAACCAAATCACCCCTGATCTTGTAAAGGCTCAGGAAACGGCTGATCGTCTTCAGCGGGATGCAGACATCCGCGCCCTCCAGAGCCAAAGCGGTGGTTATCTGTCTGCACTTATGCAGGCTAACCCCCAGATGTTTGCTCAGCTTGAGGCTGCGCGAGCAATGGGAGGAGAGAGGGATTCTTATAAAGACCTTCAAACGGCTCTTAGCAATACACGCATTTTTGGTGATGTAAACATCACGCCAGCGCAAGCTGCTCTCATTGGTGCTGCCCCCACCATGCAGGCTCAGGGGTATGACGCTGCCACAATGCAAGCGGCTATGCTTGGTGCTGCTCCTACGATTGAGGCCCAAGGTTATAACGCTCAGGGCTATGCAGCTCAGGGCTATGATGCTGCCCGCGCCCAGCGTGTTGCCGACGTTGCTGCCCAGACGATTGGGCAGGGTGCCCTTGGACAGCAACTTTACGGACAGGCTATGGAGGCGGCTCCTACTGCAGCTTCCGATACGTTCCGTCGCCGTGCTGCGGAGATGGCTGTTTCTACAGGCCAGCTTTCGCCGGAGGAACTTCGTAACGCCCAGCAGGCTACCCGTGAGGCTTTTGCTTCCCGTGGTCTAGAAATGAGCAATCAGGCGATTGCTGCTGAAGCTATGTCTCGTTCTGAAGCTGTTCGTCAGCGTCAGGCTCAGGACATCCAGCAGGCTGCTGCGCTCAATCAGGCTTATCTGGCCGACCTCAATGCAAGCCGTGGATTTGCTACGGGTGTGTATGGTCAGGATCTTGGTCGTGCTCAGATGAATCAAGAGGCTCAGTTGCGCTCCGCCTTGGCTAATCAAGCGGCAGGTGTTCAACTTTCTTTGGCCGATCAACAGGCTCTCAATCAGGCCGCTCAGTTTGGAGCAATGTCTGCCAATGAGGCTGCGCAGTTTGGTGCAGCCGCTCAGAATCAAGCCGCTCAGTTTGCTGCTGCTGCACAGAACGCCGCCTCTCAGGGCAATGCTCAACTTGCTGCTCAGTTCCAGATGGCTAACCAGCAGGCCCAGATGCAGGCCAATGCTGCCAACCAAGCTGCTTTTAATGAGGCGGGACAGTTTGGTGCTCAGGCTGCTAACGTCGCTGGTCAGGCAAACTTGGAATCCGCGATGCGTACTGCCCTAGCTAATCAGGCTACGCAGACTCAGGTTGGTCTCACCAATCAGGAGATGATGGCGAACCTCGGCCTTCAAAACCGCGCTTTCCAAGCCTCTCAACAGCAACAGGGCATTGCAAACCTTGGTCTTTTGGGTCAGGCTCGTCAGGGTGAATTGGCCGCCAACCGCGCCTTCCAGCAGAACCTTGTAGGAATGTATGGAGCGGCGTTTGATCCTATGGCTACGGTGCTTGGCCGTCCGTCTGGTGCTCTTGGCGTAGGCCAGCAGCAACAAGGTATGGCGGCAGGCATGATGCAGGCGATGGGCGGTCAGGTGTTTGATCCCAATGCTGGCATTAACCTAGCCCTCCAGAATCAGGCCAACCTTGGCAACTATCAGGCTGCTACCTATGGTGCGCGTGCTGGTGCCCAAGGTGCAGCTATTGGTGGACTTATGTCTGGTCTTGGATCTGCTTTTGGCGGCTTTGCCTCTGGTGGGTTTGTTAACCCATTTGCCAAAAAAAGACCTCCCACCGGATAACCTCATTAAATCCCTCTAATTTATGGCACGCATTGGAACAGGTATTCGTCCAGAACTGGGGCGCATTGATTACACGCCTTTCCTTCAAGGTTCGCTTGCTGGCAGTCAGGCCATTGGGCGTGGGATTGCTGGTTTGACAGAAGGTATCGGACAAGGTGTTGAATCCTATTTTAAGAATAAAGAAGCAGATAGGCTGCTTGATTCCTCTGTAAATAACATCTTTGCTTCAGCTCAGCAGAGGAAAAGCGTTAGCGACTACATTAATAGTCGAGTGCCAGAATCCGCTACTGAGACCGAGAAGAAAGATGCTATTAGGCAGGCTCTAGTTAATATGGCTGGTGGCGATAAGCGTGCTGCTGCTGCTTTTGGTTATAAGACCATCGAGCAGCTTAATGCCCAAGAAGCGGCTCAAAAGCGGCAGGCCGATATTGCTAAGTCGCTTCAGGGAGCCTTTGACAGCGGTGTTGATCCGTTGCCTATTGCAATCAACGCTGGGCTACCAATTGACCAAGCCCTTTCTATTTCTAATAATTTCGTAAATCGTCAGAATATGACGGCTGCTCAGCGTAAAGCAGAAGCTGATGCTGCTCGTCAGGCCGAGAATGATCGCCGTAAGGCTGAACTTGATGAAGCTAATAGGCTTAAAACTGAGGCCGAGACTAGATTGCTGAATCGAAAGTTGGAGACGCAAGAAGATCCGCGTCCCACTCCTCAGTTTGGTTTTGAGTATGTATCTTCTGATCCAAGGAATACAACTGTTCGCGCCACTCCCGGTGGCCCGGCTGCTATTGAGGCAGCAGAAAAAGCAGAAAAGAAATCAGAGTCTGAAGTAAAAAAGCAGCAGGCAGCTAAAGCCGCAAATATTAAGCTAGAATTTTTACTTAAAAATCTTGATAAGGCCGAAAGCCTTGTAATGGCTGGTGCTGGTGGAAACATAGAAGGACGTTATGTTCCCTATGCTTTTACCCCCAAAACCGAAGAACTTGATATTACTTTTTCTGCGATTAGAGCTGCGCTTACTCTTGACGAAATCGCTCAGCTAAAAGCTCAGTCAGAACGTGGTGGAAATCCACTTGGTCCGTTTACAGACAGAGATGCTCTTATGGTTGCTGATAGTGCTGCTGCGCTCCGTACAACTCTTAATAAAGAAGCGTCTCTCGAAAAGATCCGTATGGCCCGCGAACGTCTACTCAGGCTTCGTGGAAGCGATATTGTTGACACTAAAGCCAATCAAGCAATTGCTCCAGAATCCGAAGCTGATGCAGCTCTTGCCAATAAATTTCTTGGTCGCAATCTTGGGTTCCGATCAACTACTCGATAAAAATGCTAACGTACTTTGATTACATGGAGGCTGCTCGCAATGCTGAAAAGGCGGGCGACGACAAATCAGCAAGGCGTTTGTATGAAGTGGCAAAAACCAAGATGCCAACTCCTGAGATTGTTGCTGGAACGCCAGAACAAATGGCTCAGGCTTCTGCTCGTAATATGCAGCTTGAGGCTGGTCTCAACAAGCCAGTTATGCCGCCAAGCGAGCAGTATGCTCCGCTAGATGAACGGTTTAAAGCTAGTTTTGCATCAACCCAAGAATCTAAGCGCAACTATTACGATATGCTTTACGGAAAGGGAAATTGGATTCCCCTTACCGAAGGCCGTAATCTTGTCCCTGCCGGATCTCCCGATAGTCCAAACGTAAAGGACCGTTACGTTATTGATAATCCGGCTGGTCTTGATCTTGGCGATATTGTTGAGCTTTCTGGAAGGGTTCCCGAGGTAGCAACTAGCATTGCTGCTGGTATTGCAAGAACTCCGACTGCCGCAGGAACCTTGGCTAAGGTTGCCGAGTTGTCTGGAGTAACCGCTGCGGCTGGGCAGACCGCTGGTGCCATTCAAGATGTTTTGTTTCGGTTTGCAACTGGTCAGCCGATTGATCCAGAAGAGATTGCTGCTCGGCGAACCGCAGAAGGACTTGGTGAGACTGCTATTGGCGTTGCCTTTCCGCTTGTTGCTGGAAAGGTAGCTTCAAGAGTTAAGGAGGCAATGGGTATCCGTAGATATAACAAATCTATTGAGCGGGAGGGCGAAGAGGCCGTGAAGACTCTTTCTGAGTTTGGAGTGAACCCAGCAACTTCCGCAGAGGTTGGTCAGGCAATTCGAGAAACAACCACTAATCCCGGCTCTAGGCAGGCCCGTGCCGTGGGCGACTACATCGCAAAGGTTGTTACAGATGCCGATAGACAAACCCGCCAACAAGTTCAACGTCAGCTTGGTTTTGCATCTCAGAACATTGATAGGCAAGCGATGAGTGTGATGGATGCCGCTGCTCCAAGGATTGATTTACCGCCCGATAAGATTGTTGAGGCTTCCATTGAAGGGGCGCGAATGACTAGCGAAACCGCTCAGCAAAACGCCAATAAAATTTTCGATGCGGCAATTGCAGAAATTGAAGCTCAGTCCCAAAAGAAGGGCGTTGGTAAGTTCTTTGTTTCTCTTAATGAAACCAAGAAAGCTATTTCTGAGCTAAGAAAGATTTCTACGCTTCGCGGTAAAGACCCGGAAACTGGTCAATTTATCAACATCGAGAGTATGCCTTCTGTTGGCGGCATTCTTTCTGACCTTGAAAACGCTACGTCAATGACGCAGCAGTTTCAGAATGTTCGCTACATTCGCTCCCGTTTAGGAGAGGTTGTTGGTGGAAATCAGAATCTGTATGGAGACCTTGATGCTGGTGTCGCTAGGAAGCTATATAGAGCATTGAGTACCGACTTGGAGAAATCCACGGAGTCGCTTTCTGGTAAAGCAAGGGAACTGATGCTTCAGTACAATAAAGACTACGCTGGCTTTATTGCTGATATGGAGACCAATCAGTTTGCAAGAAAGCTATCGAATAATCTCTTTGATAATCCAAGTGACTTGGTTGACACCTTGATTCAAGGTAAGAAAACCGACTGGGAGGTTACTCAAAAACTGCTTCCTAAGCCTGTTTTCGATCAGCTTAGGCGTGTCACAATCGACACGATGCGTGGAGATGCCACCACTAAGGTAATGGGCCAAGATGTCATCAATGTGGCTGCATTGGTTCGTAAGATGGACTCCATGAAGGATGCGACTATTAGGGACCAGCTTTTTGGCGGAACCAAGGGAGTTCAGGTGCTTCGCAGGCTCGCTGAACAACAAGATGCATTGCAGCGAGTTGGCGGTGTATTTACTCGTCCTACGTTGCCATCTATGGACGATCTAGACCAAGCTATTGGAATCGCCCAAGAAGCTGGAATTGATAGTGCCAATGCCTTTTTTGATAAGGCAGTCGCATTGGCAAAGAGCCGTCGCAATGGCTTAGCTGAGTCAATGCTCTCATTGAGCCGTAATGGCAACTATCAGTTCTCGGCTCGAAATCCAGAAGAGGTTTTGGACGCTGTTGTTTTTAACAGCGAGATGCGCCCAGACTATATCAAGAAGTTTATTAATGGGATGCCAGCACAGCAGCGCACGGATCTTGGAGATATGGCCTTTCAGCGCATCTTTGAGAACTCGCGTAACGCTACTGCTTCCTCAGTTAAGGGAACCCGCGAGCAGTTTGACGTAGATAAGATTGTTACAAATGTCTTTGGCTCTAAAGACCGTATGGATGCTATGCGCGATCTCATCGGAGATCGGCGCATGGGTGCTCTTGAGGCTTGGGTGGCCTACGATACGAAACTGGCTCTTGAAAAGGCTAAGAAAACCTCTCGCCTTCAGCAGATGTCTGGACTGCTTGCAACGGCACCATACCCCAACTTGTTTGCAGCCCGTGCTACGTCAATGGCCCTTGAGTCCATTGCTGGCATGAAGTTCATTCAAAAGGCTAATCCGGCCGACATTGTTGCCTTCCCGAGGGCGCGTGCAGCTATGCTTTCACCAAACAAAGCGGCACGAGACATCGCTATTATTCAACAGGCAATCAATGAGGGCGGGAAAGAGCTTTTCAACAACTACAATGAGATGTTGGACGGCCTAACTGTTGACCAACAGCGTGCCGTTGACCAATACCTCTTTGGCGGCAGGGACTAATTCAACGCTCGTCCGTTGACGATACGGTAGTTGGCTACCTCGTAATAGCTGCCGTCTAGGGTAACGATGGCTGACCCGTGGTTATAGCTGTTGTATGGGCTATAAGCGGGGTGCAGGTCTGAGAGGCACCCTACACTCCAAGTAGTGGTCATCGTCCCGTCTAGGGCCGTTTCCGTGTGCTCTGAGGTGCGGTGGTGGTGGCCGACCATGACGCTCTGCTTAGCCTTGAGGTAGGCTCCGCGAGCAGGGTTCACCGGGGGCGCGAAGCCTTTGTGGAACTCATGCCCATGCATCACGGCTAGTCCACCCAGCATGATGATGCGCTTGTCGGTGACATACTCGATGCCCAAATCCTCAAAGTTGAGTAGCTTGTCGATGGAGCAAAATTTCTCATCGTAGACCTCGGGAGCCTTCTGCATCATGTAGGTCTTAAAGCGATCCTCATGGTTGCCGTCTCGCCAGACTATACGGGTATCAGGGAATTCTTGTCTTAGATACTCCAATAGCTCATTCGTCGTCTCACGCTCTTGCTTGAACGACCGAGCGCGAGGGTCTTTGATAAACTGAGAAAGGCTATGACAGTCGATGGTGTCGCCGTTGAGGATGATGCCGTCCACGTCCTGCTTCTTGGCGCGCTTCACCGCGCACTCAATGGCCTCCTCGGTATGGTAGGGAACATGGATGTCTGAGAGGATAGCCACCTTATCCACCCCATCCATGATGAAGGGGGACCACTCACGAACGCAAGACTTGGGGATAGATCGTGCAGGAGTGGTTGGGGCTTCCAAGTTAACCGTTTCTCTATGAGCCTTTCCTATAGCCCCTCGGCGGTAGCGGATGGCGTTGCGCACCGCTTCTTGATTAGGGAAGACGGTTGGGTTTTCTTTGTAAATCATGCGAGCCAACTGGTGGCTTGGCAGATTAGGGAACACCGCAAGCAGTTTATCTACGATTTCTGATCCGATGGGGTTTTGTGTGCTCATTTGGTAGTCTCCATAGCCCGATCAAGGGCGGTTCTTAACGTGGGGCCATCGCACATAATCATGTGCTCTTGTCCATCGTCAACGAACGTAATCACGAAGCGCGGATCTTCGTCGTCCTTGATGTAAAAATCGATGGCAATGACGTACTTCTCAATCCAATCGATTCGCTTTTGGTCTTCTGGCTGGTCTAGGTTTAGCATCTTGTGTATGCGTTATCTTACTATGACATCTCTTGCAAACGACCTGTAAATTGTTAGCTTCGCAGAATAGACGTTCAACGAAGCCGGGTAGGTCTGCGTAGCTCTTGAGAGAGCCACACTCTACAAGGTGATGCACTTGGGTGGCCTTCTGGATGAACCACTCCTTGCACACACCGCATTGGAACTCGTTCTTCTGTAGCTTATTCGGCCCCTTGTAGGGACGTTTAGCTGCGTTGCGAACGTGGTAGTTGACGGGATAGCGGGTGAAGGCTCGGCGCAGGGCAGAGCGGATAAAACCCCAATAACGACTCTCTGTCCATGTTCCTGAGCAACGGGTTTTCGGAGGCTTTGGCATTAGGCCCAGTCGCTGAAGGTATCAACTAGCAGGCTGATGCTTGCAGCCGCGATAAGTGAAAGGATGAGAATCATGCGCGTCCGTTCATTCGGTCTATTACCAGACTCCCCAGTTCTGTAAGACAGGCGTTGATGTGTTTGCAGCGGGTGGCCTCTGGCTTCCCGTGCTGCACAATCTTGCCCGTCTTTTTGAACACAGGGAATCGGCGTGTGGTGAAGTCGGTGCAGCTACACTCGCCGTTTCCTCCATGTGCAGAAAGGTCCACCAGATAGTGTTGCTGATGGACCGTTTCGGAGAGAACGTGGTAGCTTAGCTTGTCAAATGCCACTACCGTCATTCTCGTAGGTCAGATGCATATAGGCATCGACTCCATTTTTGACACTCTCGGTGAGAGCTTTGTGCCGCTCAAGGGCGGCGAAGAAGTCCTTTGGGTTCCCCGTTTCGAGGGAGGAAAGAACATCGTCTTGGCCTGCGGCAAGGATGCGGAGGTAGTTGTCTGTGATATTTGTAGGATTCATCTTGGAAGCATATATCCCCGTTCGTATGCCCATTGGGGATGGTAATGGATTCGTTCATGTGACTCGCGGCATACAGCGAGCCAATGTTCTGTTTCGTTTAGTCGGCCATGCCAGCGTCCTCGGCGGTGATGGATGTCCGTCGCCAAGGGCGCGTCGATGGGCTTTCCTTCGTATTTAAGGCCGTTCTCGGCCAGATACACCTCGCAGTAGGGATGAGCCTCAAGGTAGGCTTTACGGAGCTTGGCGTATTCCTTTAGCTCCTTGCTGCGCTTGCTGCTCACCCGCTTGAGAGGGGTGCGTTTCATTCGCCGTTCAGAAGGCAAGTGAGTTCACTAACCACTTCATCCATTTCTTGGTTAGTCAAACTTCCGCTGCACATATTGACGTATGTAAGTGCGTTCTCGATCCGATTCTTGAGTTCCATCTCTCGGATCTCGGCATCGGCCAGTTGCTGACGCAACGCAGCGGTTTCACGGTACAGGGCTAGTAGTTCAGTTTCATTCATGTGTTTATGTCCTCTCGGAAAACTTGGTGTGTGGTGCAAAGAATGTCAATCTGGTTTGAGCCAGACTACCATCGCGGTTCTTGAGTTGGTAGAGTTCCTGAAGGTACTCCGTCCGGTCATATCCTTGAATCTGTCCCGCGTCATCCTTGCTGGGGCGGTGCAGGGCCAGCACACGGTGGGCGTCCTCTTCGATACTTCCGGTGTCGCGGAAGTCGGTGCGGCTAGGTGGCCGATCCTCTCGTTCGTTGCCGCGGTTGAGTTGGGCGGCGACGATTAGGGTGCAGCCTAGTGCCTTTTTCAGCGGAATCATGCTCTTGGAGAGCTTGGTCATGCGTTCGTAAGCACCGTCTGCGTTGACGCGAATCAAGCCGAGGTAGTCGATGATAACGAGATCGGGCTTCCACGTTGAGGCCAGCAAGCGGCAGCGAGCCTCAATCTGTTCAAGCGATAGGTCTCGCTCGTACACCAGCAGGGGCATATTGCGCAGCTTCTCCACCTCCTTCTTCAGGGCGTCCTGCTTATTCGTAAACTCCATCGAGAGGCGGCGGAGATTGACCCCCGCACGCTGAGCACCCATCTGCAAGAGCACAGCCTTGGCCGAGGTTTCTAAGGTGAAGTAGGCCACCTTTAGACCACGGTAGAGGTTGTGCGCGGCAAGCTGGGTCATGAAGGAGGACTTACCTGTAGATGTGCGAGCACCAACGATGACATACTCATGCATCCCAATAGCCCCGGCACTATCGTCGAAGCGCGGCATACCTGTAACCACCACCTTCTCGTTAGCCGTGTTGCCGCTAATCTGCCCGGCAATCCACGATATGGCCTCGTCCACGGTCTCGGGAAGGCTCACCTCTGTCCGCTCTTCCGGCTTGAGGTGGTTGGGCAGACCTTCGATGGCTTCCTTGATCTTCGTGTAGCTCTCCTTGTCGTCGATCATCGACAGCGCATCCCGCAGGGCAGGGCGTAGGTCGCTGATGATGGCAGCCTCCATCGTAGCCTTGAGAGCTTTCTTCCCGTGAGTCTGGGTGGGAGCGGAGGCTTCGCAAGCAAGCAGTTCCTCGGCTGGGCAAGCGTTGCCCATCTCAAGGAAGATGGACTGCATATCCGTCAGCCGGGAGTTGGTACGGTTCTCCAATAGCTGGAGCCAGATGGCCTTGCGGTCGTTCGATGTGAACGCATCGGCCTTAAGCCCCTGAGCTACGGCGGTGTCGATGAGGGTAGGCTCCAATAAGCAGGAGCCGATAAACACTTGTTCGTGATTCATTCTGTTTTCTCTTTGTGCAGTCTCTGAAGTTTACTTTCTAGGATGTGCTTTTGGAACTGCCAAGTTGTCCTTGCCTCTTTGTATTCTTCTATCTCTTTGCTCAACTGAGTTCGCAGCTCGGTATTTTCAACAGCCAATTTAGCGGCATCCAGTTCTGTCTGTGGTCTGCCTTGCGACAATACTTCATTTTCAAGGGTTAGCCTGTTATTTTCGCGCAGCAATTTAATGTTCTCATCGCGCAGATCAGCAGTTTCGCAACTTAAACTTGTGTGATCTTCTTCGTTAAATCGTAGTTCTTGCTCCAGTTTATTGACGCGTTTTACCAGATTGGCATAAGCCTCAAGTTCTTTTTCGTTCATGCTCGGGCCTTTCGTAGCTCCGCAATGGCGGCGCGGATGTCTGGTTCATCGTGCTCGATTGTCCATCGGTAGGTAGACCGACCCATGATAGGGTCGGCAGACATACAATGGGTGTTTAGTAGATCCAGCGCAGCGTTGGCTTTCTCTAGCTCACGCTCTCTAGCGATTAGATCGTAGCAAAGCTTGCTCGCCTTTTGACTTATCTGATGGTTTTCTGCTCTGGTCTGCCTCACCTCCTCGGCACCAGTTGAGGCTAGTTCAGCATATAGCCCATCAATTTGTTTATTCGCCTTCTCCAACTCAAACTCCAGCCCCCGCACGGTAGACGCTAGGCTCTCCTCGATGTGCGCGTACCGCAGGATTGCGCGTTCTAACTGCTCGACCTTACCGCGCAGCGCAGCGCAGTCGCTACATACCGGGTTGTGATCCACGCCAAGCTCGCGACGTTCTCGCTCAGACTCCTTTGCAACCGTGCGAAGGATTGCTGCGGTTAACTCAGCGGTAGTAAATTCACGTTTGTCGCTCACGTCACACCTCCTTTCTCGGCGCGTGCGGCGTCAATGGCGGCGCGATACGATTCTGCCGGACCGCGAAGATATGCATCTGTGATCCGCTTTCCTCGTCCTAGTGGCGTTACGAACTCTTTAGTATCTTCGCAGAGTAGCCAATCCAGCCGCTCCTTGTCCTTACGCAGCGCATCAATCTCTTTCCGCGTCTTCTCTAGCTCAAACTCCATTCCCCACAGGGTAGTGCGTAGGCTCTCCACCGCTTCGTTCAGAGCATCATTCTCTTGTTCTAGCTTTTTGATGTACTGATAAATGGTGTCCCAAGTGTCAGGAAATCGCTGAAAGATTCCGGCAGCATCTATAATTTCTGGTGCATCACTCACGTCGCACCTCCTTCCCTGCGCTGCTTCAAAAACTTTCTCACCAACGATCTCTTAACACCAAGCATCTCAGAGATTTTCTTTTCGCCTATGCCATGACATTCTTTGAGATGGATCATCATCGCTTCGATAAATAAACGCTCAAGATGAGCCTTCAATTCTAGACTGTCCCTATGAGAAGCACTCCTAGCACTCTCGTATGCGCACATTGCTGAATATGCATGATCTGACATACTCATGACACGCCTCCTTCCCTGCGAGCCTCGTCAACAGCTTCGCGCAGCGTCTCGCCATCATAGCGTCCGTCCCTGCACGACACCTCGACGCCACCAGATTCCAGCAGCATATGTATTGAGAAGGCTTCCTCCGATAGCCAGTCCATACGTTCCCGGTCTCGGCGCAGCAGTTGGTTGTGCTCCCTGAGGTGATTCATGTCGTGCACAAACCGCTCGCCCAATAGGGCAGCAACTTGTTCGTGCGTGAGGTTGTGTCCGCCAGCAAGCAAAATGGCTGCGGGATCATTTAACTTAGAGCGAAGCTCGGCGTTCTCCGCCTCAAGCTCGGCGATGACCTTCCGATAGTGGCTCGGAAAATCGTACTTCCAACGAGTCTCAATCAGTTGTTCTGTCTTCATATGTTTTTGTGAGCGTTGTTCGGATGCGCTCCCCCCGATGGAATCAAACCTGACGTGGATCGAAGTAACGCCAACGCCAAAGAGCAAGCAAATGCTCAAAGATTCGCGCTGACCGACTTAGCTTTTCATGGTCATACTCCACCACATCGACACGACCGATTTCGGTGGTGCTGATGTAGATGTTGTACCCGTGTGAGTAGCAATAGCGAAACGGGTCCGCATTGCTTATGGCTGCTGAATAGGCGGCGATCTGAATTGGGTGCGTCTCGATTGGTTCCACCGGAACTCCGGGCTTAGTGCGCTTGCTCTTGAAATCAACCACAACCAGCAGCGGATCTTTCTCGTCCACCACCGGGCGATGGCCCCAAAGATCCACGGTGCCAGCGTAGCCGAAATCGGGCGATACCGTGATGGACTCGCAAATCTGATCTGCTAGCCCCAGTTTCTCCACCTCAATGGCGGCGGGAAGGACAAACTCGCGGATAGGAACCTCTCGACCGTCAGGCATAGACACCTTTGTGGTGCCATCCCACTCTTCGTGCCGAGCCAAGTAGGTTTCTAAGCTGTTGTGGATGATGGTTCCTAGATCGGCGGCACCAGCCGCATCTTGCCCAGCCTTCTCTTGGATGCGCTTCTTGTAGTTCAGGAAATCCTCGCCCGAGGATGGTGTGTCCTCAAAACAGGCTTGGATGACCTGACCAATTTTGTATTCCTCAAGGCCGGGAGCGGAGAGCATCTTGCAGATGTCCGTTACGGACGGCAACAACTTCTGTTCCTTGATGTCCTTGATGGTGGTTGGACGGGTAGGATTCTTTGCCCCCTTCTTCGTGTCCTGATAGTGGCGGGGTTCTCCCGCTAGGGTGTAAGCGTGCATTAGAATAGTAAATCTACGATTAGGAGGATGATGCCAACGGTGAAGATTGCTCCGACAATCGCACCAGCTACTACACTCCAGAAGCAATAGTCATCGTCGTTCATTAGAATGGAACCCCCTCGGTTACGTCTTCTACCTTGGGATAAAGGTCGCCCGACTGCAAACGCTGAGCAACGCGGATCAAATCTGATGCCAATCGCCAGACGTTCGCCTCCGTGACTAGACTCGTCGCGGTGCCAGCCCCCTCGGCAATCAATGTATCAACGGCCTTGTTGATCGCCATTCCAACCGTCACACCCTCTACCCTAGAAGGCGCAGGAATGGGCCTAGAATCGATTTTACGGGGTTCTGGGGCTTCTGGGGCAGTCTGGCTAGGGGTAGGCTCTCCTACGGCCTTAAAAACGACCTTATCTCCGAATGTAACCCCTACCTTGCCATTGTAATCATCTCCACGACGAATACTGGGGCCAGAAAACTGGACCCGCTTGCCATCAATGTGCTCAAAAGTCTTAGAAAAGCTCGTGGCCTCCACCAACTGCTGACCATCTCTCAAGGTAGCCTTGAAAATGGTCTTCCCGGTTTTGGTGGTAATGGCCTTAGCGTTGCTAACGTCGGCGGTGACGGTACCCTTGACCCAATCACCGGGATTTACTGACAGGATGTTATTCATTTGCGTTTAGTTATGGTTGCTGACAAAAATGAAGCTATTTGGTGGTCTATCCCTATTCTGATTACATCTCTGTATCATATGCTCGCGTTCTTGCGTACTTTTGACAC